TAAAAACTTTTTATTAGCAGTAGTTCTAAAAAATCTAGGTAAAAAGGATTCGCTTTTACGTTTATTTTCGTCTCCATTTGGCAATGGTTGATCTGTTTGATTATTGTCGTATGCCATTAGTAGCTACTGCCTCCACTTGAACTTGAGCTTGTGCTTGTGCCAGATGACACAGTATTAGATAGTCCGGCACTTTGTATTCCAGTACTAACTGTTGTTGAATCTGTTACAATTGAACCTTCTGCACGTAATCGTGTAGCTGTTACACTATCAATTATACTTACGTCAGCAACTGTTGCGCCGCTGATGAATATTTCATTGCTTTCACATTTGACTTCGTATAAACTTCCAAATGATTGTGAGTTTTGACTCGGAACAACTACAAATGTAACTAGATACGGCGTAAGCTGTTGCATTACATAAGTGCTTAATTCACTAAAGTAAAATGCTTCGCCAAACTCCCAGTTTTCTAATGCAAAAAATTCATTTATTGCAGCAATAACTCTAGTCTTTACATCGTTGTCATTGATAACTTGTTCTGGATTTTTTACAATTTTAAATGTAGCTTGCAAATCGGTATCAGCCTTTTCTCCAAATAATACTTTGTACTTAACTGGATGATATATTATTTCGTCACTGATTGACTTAATAGTATTCAATTGTTGTCCGTAATTTAAATATAACTGATCTGAACTAGGTGTTAAAGGTTTAACTGATGTAGTTCCTTCTAAATACAGACGATAATCATTGTCATAAGACTTTGTAAGCATGTATGTGTCAATAATATTACTTACACTAGGATCAATACGTGTGCTTTCGTCGGCAGCATGTACATAATGGAATTTAATTTTATCTCTTCCAAGTTTAGCTTTGTAGTCTTGAGATATAACTGTGTTTCCTGTGGTTTTGTTTAATACTTTAAATATATTTTCTTTTATAAAATAAAATATTTGTCCGTCATCATATGTTGATGTACTTCCTAATGTACTAGTTTCGTCAAAAACTTTTATACTTCCTGTGCCGTCAGTAAAGACATATAGTCCTTCTGATGTGGCTTTGTTAGTAGGAATATAATAGTACTCTTCTACTCCGTCTATTGTTGTGGTTTTTTTCAAAAATACATATTTTGTTTTGACATTAACGGTTTCATCTACAATTCTGTCAAACAAGTCTGGATCATCTACTACTCCGTCATCGTCTTCGTCAAAGAAACTTACTTGTATCTTACTACTATCAACATATCCTTCAGCGTCTCTATATTCTTCAACAATTTCCCAATCGTAATCTACTGTAAATGGTACAACGTCATCAGGTTTAGTATTAATGTTAAGTACTGAAATTTTGTCTTTAATAATTTTTCCAGTTCTATTGTTATAAATTTTATCTGAACTATCAAAATAGAATCTTATTTCTTCTGCACTTTCAAATACATATCTACTAGCACGATATGTTACAGTATATGTTTCACCATTAGTTTCAAATAATAGTAACCAACTTGCATCTAATTGCTGATTAGTTGCATCGCCTGTTTTACCAATACTAAATGCGTTGTTTACATTTAGATTATTTGTAGTAATTAATCTCCATTCACCTAAATTAGTATCAAATCTTAAACCAAAAGTATTGTAAGCAAATGCTTGATCAATTATTTGAGCTTGCACAGACTGTTGCAATTCTGTTGCAAGTCTAGGAATAATTTGCACAATTTTAGAACCTTCTGGTATGTTATCGTTTAACATTACTGGACCAGTTCCGTCTGCATTATTTGCAGTTCCATCGCCTGCTACACTAATAATCTTAGTCCACTTGTACGATGCTGATCCTGCATGGTCAGCAGGACCGTTCATTAGTTGATTGTCGTTTTCAAGCATATAGTGCTTTCCTGCAGGTGGTTCAAATTTAATTAGTGTTCCTGCTTTGAGAAGTTTTAAAGTACTTGCAGTAAATGTTCCTAGTTGAAGTTTTACATTACTTGCGTTTGTAAAGTATCCAGTATTTTGATTAGTGACTGTAGTTGCACTATTCCATACAACTCCAAGATCTCTTACTAATATTTTTGGAAAACTGTTATAGTAATAATTTTTTACTTTTTTATCTGATAAAATAGGTTCAATAACATTTGCTATTGCTCCTTCAATATCGGTTTTTGTAACAAAACTAAATGTTTGTTTTGGAGATAAAAATTCTTTAGTTAATATTCCGTCAACTCCAAATAAATTTGTCTTAGAATATTTTCCAGTTGCATCAACAAGATCAAGATATCTGCTTATTCCGCTTGATGTTCTATTGACGCTTTTAACTTTTACAATTTCTTGGCTTATACTCAGTGGAGCAATTTGATAGTCCTCTGCTGTAATCATTCGATTTTGAGTATAGTAAGTTGCAGGAGCATTACGTTTTATACTTGCACTTGATTCACTTACACTGGCATTGTCCACTGTATACTTTAATGAAAAGACCATAGTAATTTGTTCCGATTTACCTGTTCTACTAATGTAAGGAATTTTAATGCTTACACCTTTCATATCACTTGGGTCAATTACAATTCTTCTGTTTTTACTTGTTCTATAATAAACTTTAAAATTACCTTGTGGTAAGCTACCAAACGTACCGTCTGAAAATATCATACTTATTCTATCGTTTGCTCTAGTAAGAACACTGTAAATGTTTCTAATACCTTTGCTCAAACTATTATAAATTACATTATTACCTTCTACTGCAGCAACTTTTGTCCATAACTCTTGTTCTAGCCCAAAATTATCAGTTTTGTAAAGCCATACATCCGAATTGTTTACATTTGTTGCATCAATTGCAACTACTTGATTAGTACTCGGAGTAGTAATATTAAAAGTACCGTTGTCCATTGTACCTTGTCTAAAATGACAGAAGTAACCTGTGTTTGAACTAGCAGGGCCTTTGCCGTCATCTTTGTATATAAATGCAAAATTATTTCCTGGAAACGGTGCTTCTTCCTTAACTTCACCGTTATCAATGTCTGTGCTAACAATTTCAAATCTACTAGTAGATCCGCTAATCGTTTTGTTGAAACCATAAACTGGTAAATCTTCGTTTGCACTATTAAGCCTATATTGTTCTGTAGGTACGCCAGCAATAGTAGCTTTTTGTACCGGACGGCCTACATTACTGTTTACAGGTAATGCTGAATTTAATACTTTTGTAAACTGCTCATTCCAATCAGGGTTACTAGGATCGTTCCAAACAACTGTTTGATTAGATAAGTTTAAATTATTTGAATCTCTCACATCTTCTGATGTTTGAACACTTTCAATTTTGAGTAAGCCATTTGCGGCTTGATTTCTTTTAGGATTATATGATAGCAATCTAGCTAAACGTAGTACCGATTCTCTACGTTCTGCTAATTCTAAAAAGTTTTCACGAGCATTTAAGTCTGTACGGAAAGCAATATTTTGACCAAGGAAAGCAATAAGATCAATTAGTGCAAGGTACTCTGAACTTTCAATATAATCGTTAAAATCTTCTGGGTAATTTTGACGAATGTAGTTGATCATAGTTCGACGTAAATTGTCAAAATCGTATGATTTGAATTCTGCGTTTCTGTAGCTTTGGTAGATTCTCTTCCAATCTTCAGCTACTAATAACCTATTTTGTCTATCGGTTGTTGACATAATATTTCTTTCCTTTAATTATACAGTATTTATTAAATTTAGAAAAGTGCGTATATAATTATCTAGCTAACAATCCGTTGTTTTGATCAAACGTTAGTCTCATATTTTCAGAAATATTATAAGGTAAAAATGACAGAGTTGAGTCAATTTGTATACCACTTTCATACTGGTCAATTGATACTGATACAACGCTTACACGCGGATCATAATTAATAATTGTAGTTACATTTTCAGCAATAACTTCTTTTAATCTTTCAGTTAACGGTTCATACAAAATATCCCATATTATCGTTCCAAAATTAGGGTTACTTAGTAATTCACCTTGGCGTATATGAAAGTGGTTGATTATATCTTGTTTAATTATTTGTATATCATAGAGCTGATAGCCTATACTATCCGGATTTACTGTAGAAAATCCACGATATGTTTTTTCGCCAACGCCGTAATCGGGTCTTTTATTGGATTTTACAGTAATCTCTTTGTATAACTTTTTTTCTAATGTGCTCATAACGTATTTACCTTGTTAGAATGGTCCTTCTGAATCAGTAAGTGTTGCTGTTCCTTTTATTTCTCTACCTGCTCCACCAAATGGATCAAGTTCTGGATCACCACCTAATGAACTAACATCTGCGCCTGCTCCACCAAAAGGATCAAGTGCTGGATCACCTGTAGGGAAACCTGCACCTCCGTCCGTTAATGTTGCATCTTCACTTGCAGCAGTATTTTCTGTGGTTGCTTGTCTTTCCTCTTGTGTTTTAGTTGCTTCTGATTTTTCTTCTGGTGGACATTTTGCAAAAGTATCGTCATTTGATTTGTCTTTTGCTTTATCGTCACTAGTAGAATTTGCAGTTCCGTCAGCAATTGCTTCAGGGTCGTTGTTTGTTTTTTCAGGTGTATGTTCTGCAGGATTTTTATTCTCTGCTCCTGTCCAAGCACCGGCTTTTGGAACTCTAGTTACAGCAGGTGCCGCACTAGCCGTTGCTGCTACTGCACTTCCACTATTCATATCTATTCTACCAGCTGTTTCTTTGTGTGCGGCAGAACTTATGTTACTTGATCCTGTACAAGTTAACATTCCATCTGCTCCGCATTTAACAGTCCAATTAGCTGCTGTTTCCATTGCCATTGCATTTCCGGCTTTTATATTAACATTTTGACCTGCTTCTAAATTAATATTTCTATCTGCTTTAAAATTAAGATCATTTTTAGTATGCATACTGATACTGTCTTCTGCATAAATGTCAATTTTACCGTTGGCTGTCATTTCAATCCAACTTTTGCCACTACCGTGTGCAATATAAATTAAGTCTTCACTATTATGTAAAAGTATTTGATGTCCGGTTCTAGTACGTATTCTAAATAATTCGTTAGCTGGTATGCTAGGATCGCCGCCTTTGTCTAATGTAGTATATTCACTAGGCACAGCCTTTTCGCCGCCAGCTGGTCCTTTTCTAAATAAACTTGGATCTCCGTCGTCCATTACAAGAGATGTACCAGTTAGTCGCGAACTAGGAATATCTATCTCAGCACCAGTTTCGCCTGTTTTTGTTGTAGGGTGTCCGGAACGTCTATCTAACGGCCCTGGAGTACTCCATCCAAATACCATACTAGGAGTTTCTCGTCTAGCACTACTCGTAGTAGTTCCTCTAATTTGGTCTAGTTGTATACCAGCGTTTGTTAACTGAGTTAGTGCATCAGTGTTAACAGGTTTTAAAAACTGTGTTGGGTCTGCTCCAATAGCTTCTTCAGTTTTCTTATTATACTCGCCTACCGGTATTTGCTTTGTTTGATCTTGTGTGTTGTATTTTGTACTAGCATTTCCTGGTACCATAAAA